TCCCTGCGTAGTGTGGACAGCCTACGGCTCCCAGACGCTGGACGGCGACGACCGCACCCAGACGGCAATTCCCAAGGTGCAGCTGGACATTCTGGCCGCAAAGTTCCCGGATCCCATCATTGATGCGGTGACGGATCTGCTGTACAAGCTGGAGCTGCCCTATTCCGATCAGGGCAGCAGCTACGACCCGGACTACGGCTGCTTCCGGACGATTCTTCAGACGGAGGTGGCGTAATGGCATCGTTTAGGGTGAACGGCGTGGAGGGTCTTGATCTGACGTATGAGCGCAAGGCGCAGCTCTCTGACGATGATCTTCTCAGGATTATCCGCGCCGGGGCGGAAGTTATGCGGGAGCGGCTGCGGGAAAAAGTTCTGGCCGTTTTTACCCAGCACTCTGGGGATCTCGCCGATTCGTTTAAATTGTTTGAGCGGAAGGAATCCGGCAACCCATTCATTCTTGTAAGCCCCGCTGGAAAGCATCGTCCAAATGGACGTGGCATTCGGGATCGTAAATCTGACCCCAAGCGCAAGGGCAAAACGAATGCGGAGGTTGCTTTCGTTTTGGAATACGGCTCACCCCGGCACAATGCAACCCATTTCATGGAGGAATGCGTCGAGGCATCCACGCCGGAAGTAATTGCCGCCATGGAAGCAGAATTTTCGAAGCTCATGGACGAACGCGGATTGTGAGGAAACATGAAACATATTGATTTTGATTTTAACGGAAAGACTTACGCCTTGTCGTTCACGGCGGAAGCGCTTTTCACTATTTATGATAAGTTCGGCTATACCGCCGACATTCTCGGCGCCACCCACGTTCTGGAGCCTACTCTGGAGGGCTGGAAAAACTGCTGCTGGCTGGCGGCACTCATGGCGTCGCAGGGAGAGCTTCAGCGGCGGCACCGTGGGGAATCGCCCCAGCAGATGCTCACCCTGGAGGAACTGCGTACCGGCTTCATGGCCGCCGACAGCGTCCTCCTCCGGCAGGTCGTCCGGGACGCGCTGGAGCAGGGCTTCCACCGAGATATTCCGAAGCCGGATGAAGACGAGGAGGTGAACCTCGTTCTTCTGGAACGGGAGGAAGCCGAAAAAAAAGCCAGGGCGGCGGCCCTACGCGAATCTATTTCCTTGCTGCGGCGGCTGTTCGGCTCCACCTCAGCACCAAAGAAGCCCTGATGCTCACCCCCGGAATGTTCTCGGACTTGATGGAGGTGCTGACGCCCAGAGAGGAGGCACACCGTGGCGACCCGTAAAATAGGTGCAGAAATTGCCCTCGGCGGCGAACGTGAATTCAACGACGCCATGAAGGCGATCAACAGCAATCTGAAAACGCTCCGTACCGATATGGCGGCCACATCCGCCGAATTCGACGGGAACGCCGACAGCATCGACGCTCTGACCGCCAAACAGAAGATACTCGCGGAGACGGCCTCCCAGAATGATGCAAAGGTTGACGCTTTACGTCAGCGCTATGAGCATCTGAAGGCGACCCTTGGGGAAGACGCTGCTGCAACGGATAAAGCTAAGCAAGCCCTGAATCAAGCTATAGTTGCTCAGCAGAAAGCCGCCAAGGCCGCAAAAGAAAATGCCGATGCTCTGGAAGCCGCCCAGAAGGCCGCCAGAGAGGAAGCAGCGGCGCAGGAGGCGGCCAATAAGTCTGCCAGTGCCTACACTCCCGTCACCCAGAAGGCCGCCGGCGCGGCCAAAACGTTCGGAAGCTCCCTGAAAGCGTTCGGGAGCAAAGTCAAGGAATCGGCCACAGAAGTCAAGGCCGCCGCCCATCATGTGCCCGTTCTGGGCGAGGCGCTGGACGTTGTGGGTGCCGCCGGAAAGGTGGCAAAGGTCGGCCTGCACGCCGCCGGGACGGCCGCAAAGGCCGTCGGCACGGCTTCGGTCTCGGCGGCCAAGGGCGTCGCGTCCGCGTCCGCTGCCATGGCCAAGGGCTTCGGTACCGTCGCCGCCGGCGCGGCCAAGGGGCTGGCCGTTGCCACTGCTGCCGCCGCTGCCATGGGTACGGCCGTCATCACCACCATGGCTTCCTTCGCGAAGGAAGCCGCTGAGGCG